ACCGGTTAAAGTTGCAGAATTTACATATGTAGGATTAAAATATCCTGAACCTCCTCCACCACCACCCATATCGTTTGGTTCTTGATAAGCGCCTGATCCACCTCCCCAATAACCACCGCCTCCACCTCCACCATAACCAGCGGTCGCATCGCCGCCTCTCAATTCAGAACCTCCTTGTCCTGGACTTGCACTACCGCCGGCGTTCTGTGTTGCTCCACCTCCTCTAAAACTAGAATTAGATGAATTTCCAAATTGACCGTTTGTTCCTCCTCCAGCACCACCATTTGTGCTTCCTGGATTTCTATTAGCACCGCCGCCTCCTCCGCCTCCAGCAATTAAAACTGAACGAGCGTGAGTTCCTGCTTGTGGTTCTGTACCAGAAAAAACGGTGTCAGAACCTAGAAAAAATCCTGATAACCCTCCAGCAGAACCTGGTCCCCAATTATCGTGAGCTCTACCACCACCTCCATATTTTCTAGCATTATTGGCAGCTTGTCCTGCTTGACCAATAACTATTTTATAAGCATTTCCTGGTGTAACTGTAACATTTCCTGAAGCATAACCTGCAGCACCTGCGTTACCTCCACCTGACCATCCTGAAATATTACCTTGACCACCTCCTGCACCCCACATTTCTATGTTTATAGCATTAACTCCAGCTGGAGCTGTAAAATCTTGATCTGAACCTGTGTAAGTAAATGTTTGTGTAACAGGAGCATTCACTGTAATACTAAATGCTCTTGATACGGTAGCATTTGTTGTTGCAGCTTGAACAGTAAAGTTTGACGTTGTATTTGAACCCACGGCCGTTGCTGTGCCTGTAATCGCAGCTGTTGATGCGTTAAAAGACAGGCCTGCCGGTAGAGCACCTGATGTAATTGAATAGGTAATAGTATCGCCTTCATTATCTGTTGCAGCTGCTGAAGAAAGCGAATAAGAGCTACGAGCTTGATCACCAATCGTCCCTAATGAACCTGCAGCAGTTGCAAAAAATGGACTTGTATCAACGGATATACAATCACTTAATGAACCAAATAAACCGGAAACATTTGTTACTTGCACTGTATAAGGTTCATTCGCATTTACAAAAGAATTATATGGTACTGTAATTGTCAGTTGACTTTCATTATTAAATGTGGTTGTAGATGGTGTTATATTACTTCCTGAAGTTGCAACTAATAAAATTGTTGATGTTGATGAAAATAAACTACCAGATATAACAATTGAAGCATTTCCACTAATAGAACTATCTACAAACGCCGAAGTAGTTGCACCTGCTCCATCTATATTTATTGATGTAATTGTAGGAGGACTGTCAATAGGTTTCCATTCATTGCCAGTGTAATACTCCATTAAATTTGTAGTGGTATTAAATCTAAAACGTGCCTGTTCGTTAACTCTATCGCCAGTGGCACCGCCAGAAACTTTTATTCCAGCTGTACCTGTAAATACAGTATTTTTATTTTTAAAATCTCTTAAATTTGCCATTTTTTCTCTCTTTTATTTATTAATATTAATTTTCTATTAATTTCCAACCATATGTGGAACCTGTATATACTATGCCAAAAGCTGCATCTTCTTGGGATATTACTAAATTTTCTGTTAATCCCATTATTTTATTTCCAGCTCTTTCCAATGTTAAATTATTTGTATCAAAAGTACTCGCTAAATCTAAAAATCTTATTTGATCTCCTGTTTGTGGAGAAATAGGTAAATTAATTGTACAAGCTGCTGCTGAAGTATTTACAAATATTCTATCATTTGAAGCAGCTGTAAACGCACTCGAACCATCGGCCGTAACTGTTGTCCAAGGATTACCACCACCTAAACCTGTCCATTGTGTGCCGTTATAACCTTCCCAAGTAACTAAAGAAGTATTAAATCTTAAACCACCTGTAAATAATCCAAAACCTGATGTTGGCCTTTCAGCAGTTGTACCTGTAGGAGGAACAAATACACCTGTTCCCATATTATCTCTTTGTATGTAACCAACAATCGCATTTTCTGTAGGACAAGCTGTGTTTGAATTACCTGACATTGACTCATCTGTAGAAAACTCATTGATTGTAGCGCCCAATTGAGCACCAATAGAACCTAGTTGTAATTCTGTTAATCCTGAAAGGTCAAAAGCATCAGCATTTAAAGTTGCAATACCAGTTGCCTGTTGAATACGGAATAAATCTCCAACTCTAAAGTCTCCGCCTTGGTCTGAAGATGTCCAGTAAACTCTACCACCTGTATTATATTCTACTTCATCTGATTGATCGGCCGGTTGTAAAGGAGTATTAGGATAATTTGTATCTACAAAACCTCCTGTACCTATATCTAAGAAATCGTGGCCGGTAAATCTACAGTTAGAATACTTACGAGTAAATTGAACTTGTGTGCCGTCTGCCACAGCATCTAAAGTTGAAACTTCTGAAGTTAAACGAATTGTAATTGTCTGAGCAGCAGTATTTTCATTTGTAATACCTGATACTGTATAGAAGAATGAGTTTCCAGCAAATTTACAGTTATCTCCTAATTTAATAATTCCTGTTGTGCTGAGTGTGCCATCAATTGATTCCATTTCAATAAGAGCGCCAGATTGTTTAGCACCATTACCACTAATACCAGCAGCTGTGTTTGGTATAGCAAATGTAAATGTACCAGCACTTAATCTTGTAACTGTAACTGTTTCACCTTGTGTAAAATTACCTGCTGCAGGATCTAAGTGTAATTTATTACCTGAAATATTTAATCTGAAAATCGAACCTGTTGCACCTGATGTTACTCCTACAAGTGTTTGACCCACTTCAAATTCTGAAGCACCTGCACCAGTAATAGTTAATGGGTTATAACTAATAGTACGACCTCTTGTTGTTACAGTAACAGGAGTTTCTGACGCTAACTGGCCTTCAGCAACAATACCTTCTTCTCCATAAGCAGATGAACAGTTTAATCCTCGTAAGAATCCTCCGCCTGATGTATAGAAAGATTTATCACAATAATATGTAAATACGGAAACCATTTCACCTCGGCCTCCGTTTAATGCCCAAACTCCTAAACCATCTGAATTAATCTGTGTAAAGTCGTTTGCAAGAATTGATCTATTACTTGTAGCAGTCGGATGTAATAATCCGTCAATTTTAATACCTACAGCATTATCGCTGAACGAAGTACAGTTTTGTATATAAGGCGATGTATTTGTAATTAATTCTTCAGGATCTAAAGATATCATAACGGCACCGTGGCCACCTGTGTAAGTAGCAGCACTGTGTGTTTGTAGGCCTGTAAATCCTCTAAATGCAAAATATTCAACGTTAGCACCATTAGCACATAAGAAAACATAACCAGCATTATTATTTTCTAAAGCTGTAACTGTTAAAATACAATTACCGCCTCCACCAATATCTATTGAGTCTAAAGTAATAGTATCATTCACAGCATATCCATATCCTCCGTGTACTACTGTAATTACTGGAAGAGATGAACCATCTTTAACAACAGTAAATCTAGCACCAGCTCCTGAACCTGATGTTGATGTTTGTGAAATATAAGTATATGATCCTGCTGTGCCACCTGTACCACCTGATGTTCGTGTAACAGTAGCAATAGTAGATGATGAGCCTGTTGCTGGCCTAATTTCTGTTGATCTTAAACTATCACCTCTAATTGTAACAAAAGCAGGAACACGTAAAGGTGTTTGTTCTCTATAAGATCCATTTCTTACATATAAAACATCTCCAGCATTTATTGATTTAACAGTAAAAGTTATATCAGTAGCTGGTGTGCCACCAATTTGAGCGAGAGGAATAGTTATTGTATTTCCTACTGTGTAATTTTTACCACCATTTGTTATGTCTATAACAGGTTGAGATGAACCATCAATAGTAACTCTTGCGGTAAATCCTGTTCCAGATCCACCTGAACCTGTTACATCATAAGTTCCTGCAATACCACCTGTTCCACCAGTGATAGTAGAAGTATCAAAATCTGTTACATCACCTTTACCACATTGAGTTAAAGCGTATGCAATTGTTTTAAAAGGTAATAATTCTGTTCCTGGATTTGAGTTATCTCCATCATTAGCAACATATAATATATTTCTATTTGTAGGATTTTTCCAAACAGGATCTAAACCGTTTGAAGTTAATTGAGAACCTGCAACACCTAGGGGTAAACGAGCAGCAGCTGAGGCGCTTCTTACAACAATATCTCCTCTTTGTTCTAATACCGCTTGACTATCGCCTTGTGCTAATATAGACCATTTTTCTGCGTCTGTTCCTGGCGTTACGTTTAAAAAATTGTCTGCGATAGCAAGATATGAACTAGCTGTATATGATACTACATCTCCTCTAAAGTAAGTTAATACGTTACTATACGCTCCTCTATAATTTATACCTTGAACAACTAATTGCCATTTTGATGAATGTGTATAAGGACTTTGAGCAGCTGTCGTATCTTCAATACAAACAAAAGAAAAACCTCCAAATATTACAATTTCTCCAGTTTTATAAGCTGCAACATTACTCCAAGTCCCTGCTGCTTTAAATCCAGGAACAACTAAATCCCAGTTTGCACCTGAAGCTAAAGGAGCTGCCTGGCCAGCTGCAACTTCTTGAGCGGCCACATAAGCATATCCACCATAAGTTACTACATCACCTTTTTGATATGCTGTGCCTGAACTCCAAGAATCTTCAAATTGTAATCCTTCTGTATAAGCAGAAAATTTTGTTTCATCAAAAGCTGAAGCACTTGCTGATGAAGTGTGAGCAGTTATACAAATCCATAAACTTGCTCCATATTTAACTACGTCATTTACTTTGTAATAAGTACTTGTTGCATAAGCGCCTTTGTAATCTGTAGCGTCAATATATAATTCAAAATTAGCAGCGTTTAATATTGCTACACCACTAACGGCCGCAGCTGAAGTATGTTGAGTTGTACAACGATATTGTCTTGCACCATATTTTACAACGTCATTTAATTTATAAAATGTAGAAGCCGCATAAGTGCCTTTAAAGAAAAGAGATTCAGCTTGTAATGACCAATAGTTTGTATAAGGGCCATCATAAAATTGTGCTTCCGTAGCAGATGAAGTAAAATTTGCTATGGCTACGTAAGTATTACCACCGTATTTTACTACGTCATCTATTAAATAACCAGTATTAGTAGACCAGTTACCTCGCCATTTAAATTTAATCCTACCTAGTTTAAAATCTGCCATTGAGAAACCTTAATTTATTCTACTATTTATAATCATTTTAATCTAACTTCTCCAAGTTGTTGCATTTACTGTCTGTGTACTCTCAAAAGTGCTAAAATCATCAGTTGCAATACTTGTTAAAGATTTAGCAAAATTCTCTCTTTTTACAAAGTAACCATTACTATCTACAAAATACGTAGCGTCTCCATCTTCAAATACGTACTGGTAATAAAAATCTGATGGATTTGCTTGTAATGTTTTGTCTATTTTACCAACGGCTACTTGTGCAAGATTTTTAGGTGCAATTTTAAATGTAACCGTAGGGCTTGTATAACTATATGTATTGTCTAATTGTTGTAAATTTCCATCAACAAAAACTGCAATTCTTGTACCATCTAATACAGGTGTTGACAATGTAAATGTTGTTGTACCACCATCTCCTACAAAAATTTGTGTTTGCCCTGCTTGTAATTTAATTATATCTTCTACGTAATTTTCATTTGTAGGTAATTGTCTGCCACCGTTTTTATCTGTAGGATTACCTGCTTCAAAATCAATTGAAACATTTTGGTTTTTATTATATTTTGTATAATATAACATTCCTTCAGCTGTGCGTCTAAGAGCGTGAAAAGTTTCCGTTGTTTGTACTGATTTTTCTGGTACTAAGTATCCTAATTTAGCCATTAACTAATCTCCAATATACTTGCAAAGGCTTCAACTTCTGGTGAAGATGAATCTTCGTTTGGTTCAGCAACAATTCTAATTATATCATTTGCTTCTAAGTTAATAGGTTTGTCCATTATTAAAGTATTACTTACATCTATTTCTAAAGATTTTCCTATATGATAAAAAGTTGTACCGCCATCTGTAGTAACTTTTACATCAACGTTGGCAACGTTTGTAGAGCTTTTATTTGAAATGTATAAAGCGTGTATAACGGCCACTGTGCCAGCAGGACAAGTATAGAAATTTGCACTAGCGTTATCAGAAGTAACAATTGTCATACCTGCATTTTTAAAAGAACTAGCCATTTTTTATATTATCCTCCAAACACAATAGAATATGCTAAAGCATCTCCGTCCATAGCCACTGTACCTGATTGATTTGGTAAAGTGATTGTTCGATCTGATGTAGGTTCTGCTACTGTTACAGTTGTTTCAAAAGCATTTTCAACATTACCTTCAAATATTAAATTTGCACCATTTAGTGTAATACTATTTGTAGTAACAGATCCTGAATTTGTAACGGCTTGAAGTGTTGTTGCACCTGCACCGCCCATTTCTTTGATTGTGCCATCGGCCTGCTTGGTGAAAAATTTACCATCAGGTATATTCATAGCCAATTCGCCTACTTCTAAAGTAGCTGCTGTAGGCACTGATGCTGGAACGGCTGATCTTCTAGGTTTAATTACTGTTATTACAGGCATAATATAATTATTTTCTCAAAATGTTTTTCAATTTATCTGTAAATTTGTAATTTAATCTTTCGTCTTTTTTACCAATACTATATCCAATTATAAATGAACCGGCCATAACTGTAAGTATTGCAATAATATGCCAAGCTAAAAATGCCATTAATATGTTCCTCCGTCTATTGTTGTTATAGCTACTGAACCACTTGTAACTAAAAAGTTTGCTGTAGGAAAATTAGCAATACCTATGTTTGTATCTGTTGCTAATTCTCCTGATATTGTAATTCTATTTTGTGATATAGATGTATTTACACCTTCGCCTGTTAAAAATTCTAAAGTATCTTCTAAATAAACTTGTCCTAATGTTGAAGATTCGTCTGATAATCTTATAAAAGGATTTGCAAGTTTATTTCTTGTAATAGAACCTGCTAACATTGCGTTTGTAACCCCTAATGCTTTTACATTTAATTGATCTGCTACAATTTCTATTGAACTATTATCTACCGCAACATCTATTTGATTACCAGTTTTTGTTAAAGCAGCACCTGCTGTAATTTGGCCTGCACCTGAAAATTGTGATACTGTAAGTGATGTTGAACCTAATGTAGGTGCGCCTTCGTGTG